ACCCCGCCCCCAAAACCCAGGAAGAACCTTAACTCTTTACCTCGCTACCTCTCCACCTCGATACCTCGCGATATCACGATATGTCGAGCTAGACAGTCTGTCTATAATTCGAACTCTAGACACTTCGTCTACTTGAGAATGCTAATGAGAATCATTCTCAATACCAACCAAACTCCCCAGATCGTTCCTAACGCATCCAAACCAATACACCACACAGAACACTTGAGACTACGCTTTGCGTCAGAGGGACGAAGCTAGGGGCCTAGAATAGGCCAAGAAGAAAGCCTACCGGGTTAGGGTAGGCTCACGTGAGAGGGCGTTAGAGGGTTAGGCTACGCTACGCTACCTCTCATAATGACCATCGGCCATTGTATGTTCTTCCATCCAATCAATCACCTCTAACTGGTCGGGTATCTCCTTCCATATCTCGCGACACTCGTTCCAAGTTTTACCACATGCGAGGAACATTCCAATATTGTCGACCCACCCCCTGAACCAATGAATAGGGTGGATAGGTTCGTCGAATGCTTTACACAGGTATTCGTCAATAGCATGGATAGCTTCTCCACGGGATAGCTCATCAGTTGAGCCATCTTTCATTCTGATAGTTAATACGCTGGGCATTGTCTCAATCCTCAGTTCTTGGAGCAAAATGGATAAACAAAATAGTCAATACTGCACTTGTTAGGCTAGGCTAGGTGAATGACGATAGGGGCTAGGGACTACAACTCTATCCTAATAGTGTTATCAGGTGCTTGGCCCCCTACTCGTTGACATACTTGGACAGACCACCCTAGCTCATTGAAAAACGGGGCAATGCTATCCCGATCGGAGGTTTCGACATAGCGGGTAGTCTCTCTGGGAAGGAAATAAAGGGTAACAACGGGGAACTAGTTAGCATTGGGGCAATTGGGATGATGAGTATACAAGATACCGCATTCAGGGCATCCCGGCTTATACTTCGCCATACCATACCGGTCGATCAACCAGATAGCACAATCGGGCAAGGCAATGCCACGTTCACCATTCCAGTAGTCACACCATGCTTGCCATTCAGGACTGAGGTGCCAGTGTGAAGCGTAGGGGTACTCGGCATCGGCATCGGTAAACACTTTGGCGTATTGTCTAACCCAGCCGCGGTATAGGGCATCGCAGATAGGGTCGTCCAATGGGTCAAACGGGTTAAATGATACGTTGGCCAGTGTGTTAGGAGTTTGCATTGAAATAGTCTCTGGGAAGGAATGAATGGGAATGAGGGAGGGAATCAGTTTACATAACCTTGAAACCAGACGTTGGCTTGGCATCCAAACACGTCACGGGTGTGACGGAAGATATAGTAGGAGGGAGCAATACAAATAAACGTCAACGAATTCTCTTCGTCACACTCTGTCTCTGTAAATGATATGCAGTTAGCTTGAATGACCTGTATCAATTTATTGTAAGTCTGGTCCGGCATATCGGCAGGAAACACTAGCTTGGCTTTGCGGGTTGACATTGGAAGACCTGAGGAATGAGGGAAGTTATCAGTTAGAGGTGAACACAAGACCCATATCGGCTTCACAACTTGCCAGTGTACCCTTTCTGATTGTGCAGTGATACGGAAAGAGCACCACGCCCTCCAGCGTATACAGTCGTTCCTGACTTGCACCTACAACCCCGTATTCCTTGCCCTTGTATCGGACAATCAGACCCGGATTATCAGCAAGGTTAGATGCGAAGTAGTGAACGATAGCATAGTATGCTTTGCGGGTAATCTTGGAGGTAGTCGATTGACGTTTAGGGGTAGGGGGAACTACTCGCACAATCCACCCATTCTGATCGATCAGGCGGTTAGCTGCATCGGATGCGAGTTGACGTGTCGGGTACGTCGTGGAAAGGGTCTTATCCTTTCCGTTTCGAAGACGGATAACTAAGGTGTATCGTGTTTGGCGGGGATAGCGTGTCATTGTCGTTTCCTTGTTTGTGTCGCGTTCAAATAAAGACCGTCTACCCTTAGGAAATTGCCCCACCAGAGGGGTTTAAGGGTTTCACCCCGTAAATTGCCGAGTAGATCGAGATTTTAGTTCGGGGGGTAAGCTTCCTTATTGAGAATAGAAAATCTCAAGAAAACCCAAAATAGTGTTATTCCTCGTAAATTTGGCATCCCCCACATGGCGGCATTCTCAATAGGAAGATAGGTAAGATAGACTAGGGGAGAATAAACGCCATTAACTATATTGGGCTTTTCTGGGAAGGAATGACGTATTGGCATGATAGTTGCAGGGTGTACTAGCCCACTAGTGTACTAGGACGATAGGACGGGGGGAGGGTAGTTTGTTCCCCCTCCCAGAGAAGTACGACAAATTAGTCGTGCTTTACAATTCGTGCTTCCCTTGTCGTGAATTGTGTGTCGTGACTTGCTTGTCGTGTATAGGGGCGGGCTAGATTGTTTTTCGCTAGATTGTTTTTCCCGCGTAGGGTGCCCTAGATAGTTTTTCAAGTTGTTTTTATCAACGAAAATAACCCCGCTAGCCACTAGGGCTAGGGGGTTTTCTGGGAAGGAATGAATAGGGGGCTAGGGGGTTACGCTTCATCCTCCTCACTTGTATCCTTTTTCGTTTTCTTAGGTACGGCCCCAAGATCGGCACCCCCCACGGTGTAGAATCCCTTGCTGGTTCCGTTGTTGGGTGTCCAATTCTTCTTAACAAGTAGATCGGCGGTGACTTCTTCTTCTGGGGAGAAGTACGCAACTACCATCCGCAACAGTTGGGCAAACTTATCAGCCTTAGCCGTACTGTATCGGCCACTCGCACGGGCTTGCAACCAATCCTTGACCGGGCTAGCTTCCGTTCCCGATGAGTTGAAAATGTCCTCAAGGAGGGGGAGGAATTGTTGGGAGTCGATTCGAATCGGGTCAACATCGTCTAGGGGGCGGGTGCCACGTCGTCCCGTTCCGAACACGTCAACCGGTTCAACGTCTCGCATAGAGTATAGGGCTAGTGCTGCTGCCATATCGTTTGGGCTAACCGGTTGTACCTTAGTGGTCTTTCCTGCTACCGTAGACTTTTCGAATCGTGGACACGCCAAGACGTGGCAGTAACCCGCTAGAATGTCCATATCGGGTAGATAGTTACTGATAGCGTAGTGGGCTAGTTCTGTACTCTCGTTGGCGTTCCCGATGTTAGCGTTGACATTCTTGCCCCCCATTCGGGCTACCACCATTTTGACCGCCGATTCACACTTGCCAAGGGCTTTGGTCCGTTCCCCTACTCGATCGGTAAGGTACACGGGTTCTGGGGTGTGACCGGTAATAGACTCTGGAGTTTGCAGGTAGTCAACGGGGAGTAGTTGTGGGTCCGATGCAAAAATATCCTTGCCCGAATTGCTCTTGCCAGTGTCGGCAGTGATAGCCGCTACCGGGTGGATACCATCTGTGAAGAATACCAACGGTCCCCAATCAGGGGAGATAATTTCCGCTTCCTTGCTACCGGGTGACTTAACACCCATAAGAGACAGTAGACAACGGGCAATGCAGCGGTGTTGCTCTGTAATCCCTTGACCGGTTGCGTCCTTAATGAGTTGCTCCCCGTTCAGCATCCACTTGAGGAGGCGATTCATCAAGCCCTTGAAGTTGGATTCAGTTCGGGGACGGTTACCGGACTGATTGATAACTTTGAAGTACTGGTAGCCACTAGGAATCGTGGTGCCGTTTGTGTCCGTCAATCCTTCCGCCTTAACCGTACATCCGAAGTCATGGTCTGGGATGATTGTTGTTGTTACCGGGTTACCATCCTCATCCGTCTTTGGTTCCCCGGTATCAGGGTCTAGGACGGGTGCTCCTTCTTTGCTGCAAACAACTAGACCGACGCGATCCTTTGCATAGTTGAATGTAAACTTGGCTACTCCCTGGACGTAGTTTTCCATCGTCCATTCGTTCAGAATCTCGCATTGCTCTGGGGACAAGTCATAATACTTGACCCGGCTACCGGATTCAATCATCTCATCTGCCCATTTACGGTCAGATTCGGATAAGGTAGCCGATTCGTAGGTAGAACGGGTTACTTCGATAACGTCTGCGTGGTTGCTGTAAATGTCGTATGACATAGTATGGTTCCTAATGTAGGAAGGTGCTAAACATGGGTTAGATATTGCGGGCTAACCCTTCCCGCTAGGTGCTAGTGCATCCAAGTCTACCCCCTCTAGGGGAGGGGATAGGGGGAGGGGGCACTAGGCAGATTGAACGCCAATTGAACCATCGGCCCATACCGTCACAATGTAGGGGATTCCCGACACGTTCACAACGTATGCTTGCCAATCGTGCCCGCTAGAGAATGGGCGAGACTTCCCTGCGTTATGGGCGGCTAGTGCGGGGTGCGTTGTGGTAGCCATCATAGTTCTAACCGTTAGTTGGTGAAGGAGGCGACGGTGTTTGTTTCCCGTCTGAAAGGAGTATTGCAGATTATCGGGCTAGGACAATGGCTAACGGTAAGAAAACTAGAAAGAAAGGGCCAGAATTGAGCTAAGTCTAGGCGGGGCAACAACTTAAAACTTTCCCGAATAATCTAAACGGACGCGGGGAATTGTGGCTAGACACTTAGTAATTGCACAATGGGAAAATAGGGGCGGTCTATCTACCACTAGACCGCTATAAGGGCAAAATCCTCCCCTAGCCGTCAACACTTGCCACCCGTTAGGGGGAGAAGGGGCGAGAATGTCCCCAGATCATAAATAGGTACGTGTACCCGCGAAGCATAGAGCGTGCCAAACCGGGGAAAGTTTAGAGAATATTCCTAGGGACCAGCGAACCCCCTGGTAGATGATCCTCCCCCAGTAGAAGGGACACCTAGTAGAGGGGGAACCTGAATAGGGGGGAAGCTAGCTAAAACCGATTGTTGGTTCTGAGGATGTATAGCCCCGCGTAGGGAGAAGTCACATTGTTTTTTGACTTGTTTGTTCCCCGCGTAAAGATCAGTCAGATTGTTTTTGAAGGGACTAGAGAAGAGAGGAGAGGGAACTAGAGAGGAAAGGAGGGAGAGAGGGAAAGAGAGGAGAGAGGAAAGTAGGGTTATCTAAAAAGGATAATATAGGGCGATTGGGGTAGGTATATACGCTATGGCTACAATCGAGATTGATAACAATTAGATAATTCTCTTGGGGGGGAGGGTATCAGAGGATGGGATAGGGCGGTCGCTAAGTGGCACCACGTCCATTCTGAGGGCCTAGAAGGGGGCATAGACGCGATTGGATTGATTATGTGGGAACTATGTCACATATAGGCTAGAGGGCGGGAGAGGGCCATTATCCTTTTTGTATAACTACTAAGTTGATACTAGGGGTAGTTAGTCATAGTCCCCCAATTTGTAGTCTAGTGCAAACACTCTTCGAACATAGGCACTAGAGCTAAGGCAAAGGGTTTTCTGGGGAGGAGTAGATACTAGTAGTGATGCCTCTAGACCTATCTCCTTGCAGTCCCAAGAGAAGTGTTCCACTCTGATTACATAGTCTGGATTAGATAGGTATTTAGTTTGAGGGGTTAGGAGAGAGTTAAGGACAAACCATTTGAAGTCTAATATCTCCTGCGTAGCTTCTCTCCAAATTGTTTTTACATAGTCTTGTGGGTCCATTACTAGTAGGTAAAAAGAAGCCCCCTTACCCTCCTCTCTGGTGAAGTTTCCTTCTGGGAGGGGAAGATAAGGGGGTACTACCAGTGTACTGTTAGTAGGTGGGTGATAGAGGAAAGTTGGCTTACGGTTTAGCATAACCACTAGGACGGGGTTGAAATGTAATGACAGAAGTACCGGTACCAGTGAACACAGGGGAAACAAACTCAGTAGTAGCTACTTCTGAATGTGGTTCACTCTCTCCTGCTGTTGAAGCAACACAGTAAACCTCTCCACTAGATGTAGTAGCCCCTATGTCAAAGGTATGCCCAGATTCATAGACAAAGGCATATCCGTCTAGTGCTGCTGAGTTAGCAAAGATGACACTAACTGCTGCATTAGCTGCTGTATCATTCTTAGCGTGATAGTACTTGGCTCCTATCTTTACACCAAATGAACCTTCATTAACTGCCTCCCCTACTTGTACTCTCTTTAGTTTAGAAGGGGATGCTGCTGTTGGTTTCAGGGTTGAGATTGCAAGTTCGGCCATACTTGTGACTCCAGTGAAATGGACTTGTTAGCTTGTTTGTGACAGTTCCTGTAGTTTGAGTTATCTCCGTGTCCCACTGTTGAGTAGGGAGAGATATGGCTCACTGGTGAAGGAACTACAAAGTGCATAGGTAGTGATAGGTCGTAGAGAATGTTGCTTATCACTATGTCTTGTCCTGTATCCCTCTCCCAGGAAAGTGCTCTCTGGTGGGAAAGGATAGTAGTAAGACTCTCTCTAGTGAAGGCTAGGGCACATGCTCCCCATAGATGCCTTGCCTTAATGTGGTGGACCCCTGGTGGTTTTCCTCTTCCATAGAACTTACTTGTGTAAAGGGAGAGGAGTCCAGTGATTGAGGAAGAAGTACGTTCTACAAAGGATAGGGTATCTGGGTGAAGATCAATGTCATCCTGTAGTGTTACAATAATCTCTTCCCCAGAAGCTAGCCCCTTCTCTGCAAGTTGTTTCCAGTTCTTCCATATTCCCAGGCGTGAGGGATTCCAAATTGTTTTTACACCTTCTGGTACCTTAGTCCTTGGCTCTGCAAATACTACTGGTTCATATCCACAATCTCTTACTGATTGAATGGTGTGAGCTAGGGTTGGTTCTTTTCTGGGAGCGGAGGTTATACCAATGTACATTGTGTTAGTTCACCTATGTAGTAATGGTTTTTAACAGTAGAACGTAGGTTCCAAGAGGGGAGGTAGAGTTGATGTAGGTCATCTAGGGATTTCTTAGTAGGATTGAAATGAGAGTTTGGTCCTTCGTTTGTCTGATTAGTATAGTAAATTATCAGAATTCTAGGAGCATATCTACTTAAATTCTTTACTACCTTTTCATAAGAGGTAGGTATATCTCTTCTATGAAGATGACTAATACCTCTACTGAATACTAAGTCAAACTTTCCCTCCCAGGAAGGGTTATACTGCTCTAAGTCCCAAGTAATACCTAGTCCCTCAGGACATATATCACTAGAAGTAACCTCACATCCTCTTCTCTCTAGACCATAGGTCCACTCCCCTAAACCAGAAGGAGCATCTAATACTTTTCCTTGAAGGGGTGAGAAGGAGTTAACCATAGAGAGGTGGACATCTACTGTCTGAGTTGAGTATTTGAATCCTCCTTTCTTGTAAAAGATACTATAATTTTTCATATACTTGCTTTGCTAAAGGGAGTGTAGGGGAGGCACATGGGTAACAATTTCTATTACCACCGTTTCCTCCATGCTTTACGGTTGAGGTAGAGGCTATGTGTGTTCCTGGAGAGGGAGAGATAAACAACATAGGTAGATCTAAAGAGTTCATTATCTTACCTATAGCTGTATCTGAGTTACCTATTAGGGTAGGGTCTTCCTCTCTCTTCTTATACACAGATAGTCTTTTCTTTCTTCCTCCTCTTGATGCGGCACCTTTCCAAGAAGAGATGATGGAGTGAGAGTAAACTTGTTCTAATACCTTTCTAGGGAAATAAAGGGCACAGGCACCCCAAAGGGATTTAGTATAAACTCTATGTATTCCTGGTTCTTTTCTGTATCCATACTTCTTAGAGGTATAGAGGCTTAGGAATCCTTCTACTTCTATTCCCTCCAGAAACTCTTTGGTATCTTCATGAAATACAATGTCATCTTGAACGAATAAGAAGGAAGAAGCTGAGGTTGACAAAGCATATTTTACCATACTCACCCAGTTTCTCCATATCCCTAATTTCTCTGTGTTATGTACTGTTGGTAGTTTTGTTGTTTGACTACCTGGTTCTGCAAATACGATAGGAGAGAAACCTGCACACTGGAGAGAGTACAGGCAAGGAAGTAAGGTAGAGGGAGTTCTAGGTGCTGTGGTTACCCCAACGAACAGTGAAGAAGAGTAAGAGGATAAACGTTCTTGACTTATCTTTTCTGCTTTACTGATAGCTTTCTCTACTAGTAAAGGAATACCCCATTTGAGTAAAGATAGGTGTACCTTAGCTGCTTCTTTCTCTAGTGCTTTAATTATTGCTTCTTTGTTCTCCCTGCACCACAGTGGTCCTAATTCATCATATCTCCTAGCGGTATCCTTACAGTTGCAAGAGGGTGAGGCAAAGAGTTTTCCTGGGAGGAGAGAGGATAACTGAGTACCTACACCTTGGCAGGCTAGAAGGGACTCCCTTTCTTCTATCAGGGATAGGAGGGTGTGTTTCTCTGCTAGTAGAGAATTCCTCAGACAGTGATCTACTTTATTCGATGGGGTTACTTTAAGAAAGGAATCTTGTTTATCTAGGGTAAGTCCTTTATAGGTATATGTGTTGAGTAAATTCATAGGAGAAGTGACATTCCTCCCATTGCTCCTGAGTTTCCAGAGATCATTACTTGGAGGGGAGATTCAAAGAAACCGTCACCTGAGCCAAAGTCTGAAATTACTCCGGTGAGTGTACCTGTCTCATCAATATCACCACAGGGGATATCAATAGACTTTCGATGAGCACTAGAGTAGTTAGCAGTAGATCCATTCCACGTATATGCTTGAACAGTAATTGATACTGTGCTTACATTGAGACAGGATACAGTCACAATACCCATGTGTAGGCTAGCTAGTCCAATATCTCTCATCAAGGGATCTGTACCATCATTGGCCGTAGTTTTCCAGCACCATCCTGTATTTGGTGTTCCTGTACATAAAAAACCACTGATATTAGCTAGGACGAGAGATGGTGTAGAACCGGAAGTCCAGTATGTTTGTGCTGGAGGATCTGACCAAGAAAAGTTAAGAGTAGAGAAGTCTGTACTAATAAGTTCTCCTGAGGAATATACAGTATTAGCACAAAAACAGATAGGACCAGAACTACTACTAGAACTACTACTACTACTTGAACTAGAACTAGAGCTTGAACTACTACTACTAGGGACAGCACAGCAACAAGGGTATCCACTCATAATTAGCAACTCACCTGGAAGATTTCCCACCTTGCATTATCGTAAACCCATTCTGCTCTTACTAGTGCTCCACTATCTGCTTCAAATCGGTGTGCATTGTATGCAGAGATAGAAGTACTAAGTTCTTGTGCAGTAAAGTTAACCCCTTTGAGGTTACTGATACCATAACTTGCAGCTACAGCAGGCATTGTACTAGTTAATGTGCCAACTACTCTAATACAGTTACATTGAACACCAATGTTAATTAGGGAAGGGAAGGAACTTCCTCCCTTAACGAGGATCTGTGCCTTTCCCTCTTTAGCAGTTATTAGGGTAGAAGAGACTGGGTCATAAATAACACAGTTATCACTTGCTCTAGTAGTGGAGACCCATGCCCTAGTTAAGCCAAATACAACACACATTACTGCACCACCCTCTACCAAGTCTTCTTGGGGAATGATCCAGTTGTGTTGGTCTAAGTCAGCAGTAGATACATAAGGTGTTCTTACATGATACTCTTCTTCATTTCCAAGAGTAGTTACTGCTACTGGGTTAAACCTAGTACCATCTGAATCTTTTGCTATGCCGAGGAGTTCCCCCTCTCTGGGGAGGAATATGTTAGACCTACCCTTAGCCTGGGGATCATTCTTTGGTAAGGTGGAGTTATACCAAGGAGCGGTTAGGCTAGGGAATAGAGGATCTCCAGGAGATACAGGTGTATTAGGCATTGTTAAGTGGGAGTTCTAGTACACTATAGTCCATGGGATCTGCTACTTCATGTACTACTCGAAGTGCAGGGTTAATTAACATCTTCTTAACATCGGGGTCCCATTCCTTTAGGAAGAGGTAGTCAAGTACATCATGTGCTTTCATAGTGAGGTTAGAGAATCCTTCATCTTCAACATCTTCTATGTTCTTTCCTATGTGAAAGTCAAAGGTAATAGGAACAATATCTACTACCACTCCTCCTCCAGAAGCTCCTCTTAGCTGTACCTCTCCTTCTTCACAGTCAAGATACTCTGCATCATTGTAACTACCTTTGTTGGAGATACCTGCAATTGTATCTCTAATCAACTTCATGAAGTCAAAGGTGATAAAGGCAGGTAGGTAGTACACTGTGATTTGTACCCTGAGATCACTTGAAGGTACATCAGTTCCCTCAATTGAGTCATCAGTAATACCAATTGCTCCCTTCCAGGCATAGGTAGATAGTTCAAGTGATTCTGCAATAGGAGCATCTTCTCTTACTGCTACATCACTTACAACTCTACTCTTCATTACTCTCTTGGTTCCTCCTCCAATGTTAAAGTTTAACTTAACAAAGGGAAGGGTGTTCTTTCCTTCTTCTGGACGACTACCTCCACTACCTTGATTGATATTAAAGGTGTAACTAGCATCTACCATCCATTGTCTAGGGCCTTCTTGCTTTAACTTAATATTCTCTAGAACAAGTACTTTCTTCTCTAGATCGTAGTTAGGGCAGTACCTAAATTCAGGGATGATACTATAAGCATACTCTAAGGCAACTACATCATCACTATAAGATAGGAAGTCATAGTCAGGGTTAGCGTGCTCAATAGGTAATTCATCCTCAGGGTCTAGGAGAATAACAACCTTTAGTGTTTGAGAGATTCCACTGTTAGTTACATCGAATTCTCTACTATCATTAGCTATTTCTACGTAACTATGTGCCATTCTTCTTACCCTGTTCTCGGAAGTTGTACTTTCTCTTTACTGCTTCAATTAGTTCTAAGCGATTGAACAGAAAGAAGATAGGATTACCAGTAGCTCTATCATGAATAGTGTGTACTGGTTTTAGGAAAGAGAAGAACTCAATGTAGAGATCCTTCTCTATGCTAACAGTCTTCCTGGGAGAGGAGGACCAAGTAGAGATCATGTCTACCAGGAAGACTTCTTTGGCTAGGGAGGGTAACTCACTCATGATGCAAACTTTGGACCTCCAGCTTTGTTAAGGTCTGCTACACCCTTGTTAATTCCTTTCAACTCCTTGAGTTCATCATTCCTTGAGGCAAGCTTGAGTAGTTGACCACGAGTTTGAGAGAATGAACCTACTACAGATTGAAGTTTAGTGAAGACCCTTGTAAGTTCAGGAGCATCTACTGTATTCTTCCGCAGTTCTAGCATCTCTCTAGATTCACGGAGATTCTGAAATGCCTCTTGTTCTACCTTCTTCATATCAGGACGTTTAAGCATACCATTTAGTACTTTTCTTGATGCCTCTAGGATTTTGTCTGCTTCTGCATTCCTATAGGAGAGGGGAGCAATGTCTAGAGGATCTGCATTTTGTCCCCTTACTTCCCTTAGAGCTGCTGCTTCATTCTCATCAATCAGAGGACGAAGGTCTCCTGGGGTGAAGGTCTTAAATGATAGAGTCATAATCCTATCAATAGCATTACCAATAACCTCACGGAAGGGAATTCTCCCTCCTCTACCAGAAACTCCGTCTACTTCTGTTCCATCAGGAGCTAGACCTGCCTTTCTGTTTAACTCTCTATAGGCTTTTTCTGCTACAGGGTTACTGACAAACTGTAGAAGGATAGCAAGAATACTTCGGATACCAGACTCTATTGCTTCACTAACATCTAGTAACCTTTCGAATCCTCTTAGTATTTGTACACCAATTACTTTGAAGAGTTCAAAGACTCCTGCAAAGAAAACATTAAGGTTAGCTGTGAGGTTCTCTGTTAGCGAGCCACCACCTAAGTCAGCTAATCCTCTACCTACCCCTTCGATTGCTACACCTCCAATTTCTCCAATAATACTAAATATTCCATTTACTATTTGAAGAAGACCATTTCCTACCTGTTGAATTGCATCAGCAAAGGGTTTAATCTCTCTAATAAGTTTACGCCAAGCATTAGTTAGTTTAATACCAACGATCTCTACTAGATCACCTAGTCCTTGTTTAATAGTACTAATGCCTGAGGTAATGTCTCCTCTAAATATCTCTTTGAATCCACCAAAGATTTGTTTTAATTGAGGTACCACTGCTGGTCCAATTGCCACAATGTCCTTTAGGTAAGTACCAATGTTTCGAAAGAAATCTCTAATAGGAGGAATCTTAGGACCGAAGATGATTAGTGCTTCGACTAGTGCTAGAACACCTGAGAAGGAGAATGCGAATCTACGGATTACATTTAATCCTACAAATAGTCCTCTTAGTATATTACCTAAGGATTTAAATCCACTTATTATTTTAGCAAGGTAGTTTACATTAAACATCCCTTGTAAGAGACTCTTTCCTCCTACTAACAATCTAGGAATACTTCTAAACTTTCTTGCAAAGGATTCTATGCTGGTAAAAATAGGACCGAAGATGATAAGACTTAGTCTTCTACCTTTAATTGTCTTAAAGGCTTTCTCCAACGAGACGACAAACTGCATAGCAAAGTATCGTAAAGGGTTTCTCAGTCCTTGAGTTGTTGCTGCTGTCTTTATTCCCTTGGAAAGAATACCCCCTAAGTTAAAGGAAGGATTTCTTACTTTACTACCTAAACCTAGGGCTGCTAGTCCTTTTCTGCCTTGACCTAATGCTTGAAGATTTCCTCCTACTATCTTTGCCAGGCTCTTAAAGAGTAGTCCATTTAGACTAATCAGTGGAGTAATTGCACTTGCTACTTTGTTAAGGGCAAATGCGAATCCTAAGAAAGCTGCACCTGCTGCTAGTGCAATAGGTGGTAAGAGGAACAGTGTTTGAAGGAGTTCTGGATTCTTTGTACTAAGGGCAGATAGTTCATTGAATGCTTTACGAAGGGACTCCCCAAACTTAGAGAGTGGTCCTTCGCTGGTTCCCCCTGCGGCCAGAAGGAATTCCTGGAAGGAAGATAGTGCCCTACGATATACACCACCTAGCCGGCTATCTAGTTTAGCTGCTGAGGATGCTGCTTCATCCATTGATCCTCGAATCTGCTGAATCGTATCATCTAGTGGACCAAGACCTTGGATTAGGATACCACCTAAACCTCGTCCACCACGAATACCAAGTAGATCGTTGAGGAATGCAACTCCCTCCTTCTCATTTAGTCTTCCAAGAACCTCTTCAATCTTAGTTAGAATCTGTAGTGGATTCTTTAGGTCATTGTCCTCTAGTGTAATACCAGCATCTGCTAGCTTCTTGTTCTCTGTAGCTAACTTTTGGAAAGCACGGTTAAGACTAGTACCAGCAATAGTACCACGAAGAGAAGCTGTGGAAAGTCGAGTAATAAGTGCAAGAGAAGTAGAGAGATCCAGACCAAGGAGCCTAAATGTAGTTGCACTGTTCTTAATTGCTTCGTTCAGGTCAACGATGTCTAGTGTACCAAGTCTAGCTGCTGTGATAAACTTACTAGATACTTCTTGTGCTTGCTTAGCATTAAGTCCATAGGTACGAATAGAATTAGCAAGAATGTCAGTAGCAGTAGATAGATCAACTTGTCCACCACGACCTAAGTCTAGGGCAGCTTGTAGTGAATCTTGTGTTTCAGAAAGGGAGAAACCTGCTTGAGCTAGTTTCTGTGCTGCTTGTCCAACTTCCTTAGAGGTGAATGAGGTAGCTTTACCTAAGTCTCTAATTGTTTGTTCAAGCTGAAGCATCTCCATATCGGTAGCTTGAAGTTTAGTTTGGATGAACAGTAATTGGTCCTGAAAGTCAATGAATTCCTTTACAGGAAAGATTGTTCCAAGAATACCTACTGTTCCACCACGAAAAAGATCTCCGCCAATATCTCCAAGGGAATTGGAGAATCGACGGAGTCTTGTGCGAATCCCACGTAACTGCTTGTCAATCGTATCCTCGATGTTCACGAGGATAACGGCACGGCCTGCTAAGATGTCTGGTCGAAATGCCATGAGCTTGCTGGTACTTTATATTGGGACTTTTGCTGTTTAATCTTCTGTTGTACTTCCTCCAGTTTCTTGTCGTCCACCTTGCTCTTGGGGAGCATATCTGGACTTTGTGCGGAGCAAGCACGATCCACCTGCTTTTCATAGTCGTACTCTTCATTGAGCATAACCATTTCACCGAAGGTCCATACAAAAGGATCTATTCCGGTTTTTCCGACGAGTCGGATGATGAATCCTTTAATATCTTCTCGGGAGATTTTAGTCTCTCCTTTAGCTTCTTCCACATTTCCACTGCTAGTGGACGCATTTGGGGTTGAGTAAAATTTATTACTTGTTGCCAGAATGCCTCCTTGAATGAATGGAGTTCATGTGGTTTTAGGTTCTCAATAGCAGCTTCTTCGCTCTGTGCATAAGGAGATACATAATGATACCAGATTTGAAGCATGACTCTATCATTTGCCATAATGGTCATGATAGTCTCATCTCCCTCAAAGAGGGCAAAGAGATCCAATCCCTTCTTCTTAAACTCTCCCATTACTTCCTTGTAACCAAACTCAATGGAAATCTCAGTACCATTGTATTTGAAGGAGGGAGAAATTGGTGTATCGCTCATAGCTCACTGTCGTCCTGTTCTTTCTGGGGAGAGATAGGTGGAGTAAAGGGTACCGTAGGTTGTATAGAGTCTCTTAACTTCTGTAGAACGGATCGGTTATCTTCTACTTCATTGAGTAGTTCATCTAACCCACCCTTCTCTTCAATAAGATCCTCAATTACATCCAATAGGTCTTCTCTATCGAATGCTGCAATATCATGAGGTTTCCTCATCTCCATCTTCTCGATGGCATCCTTGGACAACATCTTTGGTTTATGAGCTGTCTGTTGGAAGCCTACTCTAGCCATTACAAGAGCATCAGCAAGTTCTTCTCCAATGAGTTCACATACTGTCTCATAGGGCACATGGACTACCTCGGCTTGCGTGCGGTGTAGTCCTTGAATTAAGTCTCGGGGTTTAGACATTAGGGAGTCTCCTAAGCGGAAGCGGAGTAGGTAGTAGCGTCAAAGTTAGCCAATGCTGTACCACCAGAGTTTGTCTTAACTACTCGGCACTCTGACCAAGTGTCACTACATTGGGCTGCTGGTTGCAAGTTGACAGGGTTGGTCATTGAACCAGAGGCTGGTCCGTTAGTTGACCTATCAAAGTTACGGAAGTCTCCTCTCCAACCGTAGCTGTTACCAGAAGTAACTGGTCCAGTTAGGATCATTACTTCTCGTGAAGAACCTCCTCGACGCATCGAGTTAAGGAATTGCCATCCCTCATACTCAGTGTCGGTGACTTGTTCTCCAGTAATGGAAAGTTCAATCTCTCCTTCATTGTACTCCTTAACTGCACGAGTAGTACGACGACCTGTAAGTTCAGTTGCTTCTTCAACCTCACTCCAGTTAAGGTCGTTAATCATTCCAACATGTTCTACCCACACTGGGGTAGCTTCTGTTCCTGTGTTGTAGTAAAGGACAAGTTCTGAACCTTTCTGACAACTATTTGGGGCTGCGGTAGACATTACCATGAACTCCTTAGGGTTACGTTAAATCGTGATTGAATCTTGCCCTTCTGCTTTAGCTTCTTGACTGCATTCCACATAAAGCTACGTTCAGGGTATAAACGGTTCTTTTCTTTACGTCTACGGAAAGAGATAGGAATAGCCATTCCTCCTTTCTCGTGGATGTTAGGTACAGTTCTGTTGAACATGTTACTTCTAGGAAACTTCCTGGGACCAATGATTGAACTTCCTTCATACACATGGAAGTTGATCTCTTTAAGCCCTGCTCTCCTGTGTGCTCTGGGGGGAGTACCTTTCTTAGATGGACCCTTCCCTCTTCTCATGCTCTCCCTAGCTTCTAGCCTAATGAGAGCAGATACTTGGTATAGTCCCCTATCTCTTGCTACTCTATACTGTCGGTTAAACCGATTTATGAAGAGGGTAACTCGTGTGCTGTAACGCAAGGGGATGTACTCCAAGAAAAGGTAGTTAGTACAGCATAGACTCTGTTATCTAACTCAATTGGTTCAGGTGGTCCTGGTTCTATGTCTTGTAAAGTAACCTCAGAGGTCTCCCAGAGAATGAGTTGCTCTGTGGCTCTTTGCCAAGTGTCTATCATAGGCTTGACATCTGTTGCCCAGTTCCCAATCCCTACTGTTGTAGAGGAAGGGAGTTCAGTGAACTTCTTTGCTAACATAAGTTGCACAATGAGTAGTTCATTAATATTCTTATTAAGACTCCTGTTCCCTCTTGTGTGTAGTCTATCAACTGTTGGTTGAAAGAAGTGAGGAACAATGAATACAGAGAGAGCATCTACAGAGTCTGGCATAACATCTAATTCTGCCTTTACTGTAATGTCTTCTGCTGTCCATTTAAGTACTCTGTCATTCAGGTGAGTAACAAGAGTATCAACTAGAGTTGTTAAGAGCATAGTTTTGCTGGTATGGCAACTTTGGTTAGGTTAGGATCATTGTAATCATCTAATGAGCCTGATTGGGCTACTACTTCATAGAGGGAATTTGTGTTCACTCTTCGAAATTGTATGCCTCGTTGTATTGTTAAACCCTCTAACTGATCCTTAGAGATAAGGAAAGTAAAGGTATCACTCTGTACTCTTACTCCATTATTGTTTATCCTAGACTCAGGTTCAATAACAGTAGCAGATACACTTTTCTTCTTCGCTGCGGTTATCACATAGACTGGCTCAACACAGTGGGCATCCACCTTTATGTTAAGCCAGTCTATACCACGTTTAATTATGTTACTCATTACTCTACTTAGTAAACGGTAACGGTACCCTTAGGGGTAATGTCGGTGTGAGGGATAGAGATGACTCGAACCTTTGTGCTACTTGAGGTGGCACATACAATTCGGTCACTACCATCTACCGTAGGAGCATCGAGTCCTACAGGTTTAGCTGACAAAGCAATTGAGGCTCGACCGATGATGAATCCATTGGTAACATCCGCTGCCAAGGAAACTACATCATTATCAATGTCCCACATTACTTCATCACCAAGGATGACATTGGCTGAGAAGTTACAAGCAACATCAGCAGCGAAGTAGCGGGCCATCTGACCCCACTGTCCAGGCTGAATGGCGTCTTGTACCATCATCACTTCTTGTACCCCTGTTCCCCCAAACTGGCGGAGAACAAATTCTCCTGGGAGGAATGTAATGGCACTATCACTGGGATTGAAGTAAGGGACGAAGGTATCGTCTCCTACATACCAACCTACACGATCATAGGTTTCGTTGAAGAGTTGAGCTACTTCAACTGTACTTGAGGCTACTGGCATTTGTTAGGCTCCGACTTTTGTAGGAGAAATATCTAAGTAATATTCCTCATCGACATTAAATTGTTGTAGAACTTCTTCGTTAACTGTCCAGAGGGTAAGTTCTCCTCCTGGAGTCCATTTGAAGAAGTTTTCATTTTCTTCTGAACCACTTACTACTGGAGTAAAGCGGACCACGTTCTCTTCTTTCTGAATACACCTAAATTTGCATCTAGTTGTCATAATTCTGTCTCTACCCTCATTAGGCTGGGTTTGAGAACACGAAGGACTGAAGTTTTCCGCCTTCAACAGGACGATAACCTAGGTTGATGTCCCAGTATCCACGGACCCCAAATCCTAACATATCCATAGGGAGATCAACAGTTTCAGTAACTGGAGATCGTTGATTGTTTAGGTAACGAACGTAGAAAGGTTTGTACAGGTCACGCATAGGCAATAGTCCCCATACATCCGTATCTGCACTTGCATGATAAGTATCGTTATCCAAGTTCTGGAGCAACTTCAAGTCAAATTTGTTGGTCCAGTAGTTTTTGTCACCTTGTTTCGTATTAGCAGTAGTATTACTAACAATACGATCTTGTTTAATAAGATCCCAAGCAGTTTGCTCCAAACCTGAAGTGTGAAACAAAGCCCAACGAGTATTGAAGGTACCGTTAACTGTCGTTGTACCAGTTGCAGAATCCTTGTCAGTATAACGTCGACGGGCTGCCTCATACACAGTAGCTAGGTTTGTTTCGGTCAAAGCTAGGGTGAACCAGTTTTGATTTGCACCACTTGTGTTAACAACACCTTGAGCATTTGCCTCATACAGCAAGTTGATGAACATGTAGTCTGGGAGCATGATAGCTCCTTCCAACATGAGAGTCAGTGCATCGTTGATCCAACCCATATCATCATTAATGACAACTTCACGGTTGAAGGTAACGATTTGACCAACTGTCTTTTGTTCAGAAGTCCAGGTGTCCTCTGAACCAGCAGTAAAGTGAGTCAGCTTACCTTCATGATCAAAGCCTTCCCAGACCTTACCACCACGAGGTTTTAGGTGACCCTTCTTACGGAAGTCCTTCTCTGATTCGACCTTACAGAACTCAAGGCATTCTGGCTTGTCAATCTCCCACAGTTCTTCCTTCTTCCAGGATGCAACGTGGTGCATCAAGTTGGGGAAGTTGACAGTGGAGAACGAGTTGCTAACAACAAGCCTCTTCATGTACTTCGACATTGATTCAACGTCACTGTGACCATTGAATCGTCCACCATTCGCATTGCAAGACATTGTCAATGCTTCACGAATGTAAAGAGGACCTTCTTTATCAGCCTCTCCCAGAATCTTCTCACTGGTGTTCTTAATCAAAACATGTTCTGGAATGTCAAGAGCACGACCCATTCGGGCCTTCATGACATCCTCTCCGCCTTCACGTTGGCTCACATGGATACCTGGAAGTTGTGGGTATTTATTTTTAACCTTAACGATTTGAAGCTGTGCTTCAAACTTATCCTTATCCCAACCTTCCTTTCGTGCATTAGGGATAAGAGCAGTTGCTTCTTCATCCCCAATATAATCAAAGAGGTAGTCAAAGGAAGGAGCAGGAGTAGCATTCTTCACTCTAAGGAGTTCGTCCTTAAACCTGTCTGCTTCCCACTTATCCTTTCGGGCATTCTTGATAAGAGATACTGCATCCTTATCATCAATGTAGTCTAACAGGTAACTGCCGTCCCATTCTTTCTGGGGAGGAGTAGAGGGGTCACTGTTGCTAATCTTAGCAAGTTCTTCTTCAAACTTCTCTTTATCCCAACTTTCTTTCTTAGCGTTCTCGATGAGAACAGAAGCCTTTGGATCATCCTTATAGGCATCCAAGTAAGCTAACTTACTATTCTTAACTTTCATGAGTAGTTCACGTCCTTCTTCATAGTGAGAATTCTTAGTAACGAGGGTTTCGGAATCCCGTCCTGTTTTAGTGACGGTAATTTCTGTAATGCGTCCTTTCGAGGCAACAAAGATGGGAGCTGAATGCACCTTATTGTTAATCTCTACTGTTCCTGTTTCAATGAACACAATGTCCTTGTAACGGAACTCAGCATCCATAGATGCTTGATACTTTTCTCCATTGGAGATCCTCTGATAGACAGCTTCTGAGGTAGGAGAGTCTACAGTATGCTTTGCAACATTGGTCATCTTACCGTTGTGGATCTTATTCTCTAAAGTATGTCCCATGAGTTCTTCATGTTCATAGCTGTAGGGAATATGATTAGATACGGTAAAGTTCTCAATGTCATAAACCAGCGGATGAGGAAAGCCGTAGTCATCTGCGTCAACAGCCGCACCAGTATAGCCTACGATTGATACTGTCTTATCGTCTGCATTATGGACTGTTATCTTTCCCGGTACTGGCAGTTTGGCTGTCATTAGCAAGCTCCTGATTATTTTGAAGGACTGTTAAAGCTGATGAACTTCGTGAACTAACCAGAATCTTAATTAGTTCTTCAACAGATAGTTGTAGTGCTTTAGCTTCTCTCTCTATCTCCCTTCGGAAGTTCAACCCTCTCTGGGAGTAGAGATTGTTGAGAGTAGTAGCACCACTAGCTAGATCTGTTGCTCTTGCACTAGCTCGTTTGTTTGGATCAGGATGCTGGAATAGGTCCTGATAGACATAAGTGTGAGGGAAGTAGTTAGTGTGCTTGTTTCTTACAGCAGCAGGTATTTTCATGTACTTTGCTAGATCCCACCAGTCTCGGAATGACTTCCTAAACATGGGTTCCATATCGAATCTATCAATGTTTACCTTAGTAGCCCAAGGTTGAATATCAACTTGAGCACTTGCCATATTAGAGTTATCACTATTAGCAATAGCAAGGTTCTTAGGCATTTGGACTGTTACAGCACAAGTAGCTGCAAACATTTCCATTGTCTCTCTTGTCTCTTGTCCAGCGTAACTAGCTGGTAAACCTGTTAGTTTCATACCCGGTTTAAGGGTAGGAATCATCCGAGGTTCATACTCGAATTGACCAGAGGGATGCTGCTCAGATACAGTCTGTGCATAAGCTGAGTAAACTTGTGGGTCAAGTTCAACAGCCATTGGAAAGGAGGAGAGGAATTCCATCTTCTCAATTACAGCTTGTAGGTAACGCCTCAGGTAAGGGTATACGGTGAAAGCTGCATAGCACTCTGGAACAGGCCACATAATCCCTTTAAGGGAAGTTCTACACCAGTGGATGACACTACTTACTTCATACTCTTTTACTTCATTGATACTTGGTTGATACCACTCATAGTCTGTATCAATGATGTAGAATTTCTTAGGTTCCCAGTTTACATCATACTCAATTCCATTGATAATCCTATCTTGGTAGGTAGCATCACTAGGAGACTTTAGGGATTGTCCACCGAAGATTCTGTACTTAGTTGGTACATCGTTCTCTTCACTATTGTTGTCTAGGAAAGGAATACCAATCCCAATACCTGATCTTGCTGCTTCCCTTCTAAGCTCTCTAAAAGCCTTACCAATAGAGTTCTGGCTCACCCAGTACAAATATTCATCTTCCACCAAATCATTGTGTCGATCCTCAACTGAATCGGATATTCCAATAATCTTTGTATGTGGACCTAATGTATGATTAACTAGGTTTTCAATTACTAACTGGTAGTGAGGGTTCCTATCATACTCTTCGGCTGAGAACTTTTGTAAAGTATGCTTAACGTGAGGTAGAGCTGCTGCCGCTCTGATTGTCTCTGGAGGGAGGACGTCGTAACTGTACTCTGTCGGCCACTGGTTGTTTATCGAGTTTCTTAACTTGAGGGGTTTCGGGTTCCTTAGCCAGTTCCTCAACTTTCTTAACTTGCTCATTCTCTGTCTTGCCATAAAATTGAAGGATGACTGGTTCTACTTGTTTCTTACCTTCTCTAAGGAATGCTCAGTAAAATAACCGCTCTGATAGGAAGAGGGGATTTTCATTACCAATGGACAGGGATACCCAAGTCTTCTTATCTAAACTACACTCTAAGATAACTCGGGTATCACTCTTCTTCTTACTGCAAACTACCAGGGCTTCTGGTTTTTCTGGGGAGAGAATGGGTGAGTACTCATTGGTGAGTGTTATTGTTTGAAGTGTCATTTAGGGGTTCCTTTACAAAATGAGAGGGAGCAGAAGGTAGGATGAGTAGCATTCTCCTTATCCCTTGCTGTTTGTACATGCCGGGGGTCATGTGTTTCTACTTCGATATGTTTAGTCTTAACTCTTTTGATACCAGTAGTATCTAGTACACTTGAGGCAGCAGCTAGTACAGCCTCTGTGGAAGATTCTGTATTTAGTGTATAGAATCTAGCACGGAGGATACCTGTTTGAATTTCACTGTTTTCATCCTCCCACGTCCACTTAAGGATTAGGAGTCTAGTCTCTCTCTCTTTAGTCTGGTTTAAGAGAGTAGTATCTGTAGGTGTTAGAGATAATTGGAAGGCTCCATCATCTCCTACATATCCTTGATTTACGTCTAGGATATTTTGATTCTCTCTGTTATTAATTACTGTATTAGTATCTACGTCTAATAGAGTTGCATTGAGAGTAGTCAAGTTTGCTTTAACAAAGGTTCCTGTTTCAGGAACTAACGATGCTCTAACAATGTAGGATTCTCCCTCATTAGCATTAACTAACTCTCCGGTAGTTAAGCTTCTAATGAATTCATCTTCTTGGATTGTCATGGAGCTACTGCGGTAAGTTGTGTGAAGGTTAATAAGGTAACTTGTTCTGGGGTAGTAGTAGTAGCATCTAAGGTACCAGTAAATTCAGTCCCATCTGCACCGTAGTCAACTCCATTTTCGACCTGTGCTTCGGTTGGGACTGCGAATGTCGGTGTCGAGTTGTTCCCATCAATCCCGTAGACACCTGAACCGGATTCAACATCTCCGGCAGCAGGAAAGACCGCATCCTCTGCGTAGTATTCTGGACAGTAATTCCCCATTAGCTCAATGTCTCCACTAAAGTCGAACCGTCAGCCGAAACTTTGGTTCTGGTGATTTGACCGCCTGCTGTTTTCTCAGTTGCTGCACGAGGGATCTTGCCAACTTCGGTTTGGATCGCAGTTAGCAGATTAATCAGACTGGTCAGTGCTCCACTGTCTGGCAACAAATCCGTCACTGCTTTAATGGCGAATGCGAGATTGTTGGTGTCTGTTACCGTTGCTGACATCAAAGCCCGTACCTGTGCTGCTGTGTTAAGGTCCGCACTGTTCGCATTGCCAATAGCCAACGCCGCGTCGAGAATCAAATCTAACCGTCCTCCGTCAACCCAATCCTGTTGCATTTCGTTCGTATCGGCGAGTGCTGCCAGAAGATTGTTGCGGTCCGTCGCCGTAAAATCGACAGACACCGCATCGGTCACGACTGGCAAGGAAACAGCCACGTGTGATTCGCCACCGATAGTTGCTGTCGCCGACAAGATCAGCGGTTCCAACGTATCACCATTGGTAACCGTGTAAGTCGCAGTGTACCGACCAGTTGACGGGTTGCTGATTGCCGACAGGTTCGCGGACCGATCAGTCCCAGCAACATTAGTGATCGTAACAGTCGGCGTTGAATCGGCAGCAACCGGAACCCCTAAGTCGTCGACAGTCAGAATCTGGATCGAGTAATCAATAGACCCTGATTCCGGATGTTCGAATGCGGCGGCAGTTGCGATACGGCAGCGAGTTGCAACACCAACAGCAAGACCATCGACGGACGATTGCAGTGCAGATAATGCTGTTGCTAAAGCTGCATTGTCAGTGCCCCGTTGGTCCGTGTTCGTTGTCGTCGTATCCGTCAAAGTAACTCGTGACAGGTGACCACTGGCATTGATGCCGAGAACCGGGAAGTTAGGGGGAAATACTCCACTGTCAAAGTCGGCAGCTACAAATGGGCTTGATGGAAGTGGGACTAAAAGTACAGTGTCGACTCCATTCTCAATCGTAATTGAAACTGAGTTTACCAAGGTAAGGGTAGTTCCTACTTTACTAACCGTTTCAATTATTCGTGGCTGTCTTGACGCTGATACGTCGAAAATAACTGCATAGCCAGTAGTAAAATCTGCACCAGGATCAGAAGCCAGAGTCAAACTTGTGCCACTGCCAGAAGCAATAATCGTCTCTGGGTAGGGAGATACAGCAGACTTAATATTGACGATGTTCGTTTCTAAATCGGATAGCTGAATTTCTAAGGTCAGTGGTGCCATGTTGGTGGCACCTCCAAGTGTCACCACAACGGATTCCGCACCAGTAGCGAAAAGGTCGTTATGGAAATGCAATTCGTACGTCCCGGTCCGCATGTTTGCAGGCGTGCCGATGCGGACTTTCCCCGCTGCCGATGGCGCTTGATAGGTGCCTTCGGTTGTCACGTCTTCATCAACAGCCAGGGCAACGCCGGTGCTGCCTTCTCGCACGAAACCGCCAACGATGGATGACGACTCGTCAAGTGAGCCAAGACCTGAACCATCCGTTGCGGATGAATCTTGAATAAAGACAGTGGCGATTCGGCTTGTCGAGCCTTTCGGGTATACCAGTTTCATGTTTTATCCTCGCATTCCACCGGACATTCCCGGATGTGTTAAAAGTCCTCCGCCACCACTACTCACTGCCGGTGGCAATGCACCAATGACGCCACCGCTTAGCCCTGCACCTATCAGTGGTGAACCTGTTCCAGGTGTTAAATCCTCTGATCCGTCTGTCTCCGATACAAACAGTGGGTCACCGTTGATATTGCTGGTGCCGTACTTTGCGGTTGCCAGGAGTGTCGCCTCGGACACGGCACCGCCATCCTCAACAGCCCCTAGCGTGTTGTTTGAAAAATGGTTGAAGTCCATGTAGGAAAGATTGAATCCGCCCGAGGGAAAGTTAATGCCATACCCGCCGTTCGATCGGAAACTGCAACCCTCGGCAACGCAGTCATCATTTCCGCCAGCTTCAAGATTGATGGCATCGCCAGTGTTGCCAAAAAACGTGGACTGCTGCACGATGGTGTAGTCGCCGCGAAGGTGGATGGTGATTCCATTGCCTCCGTTGTCAATAAACCTGCATCGGCCGATAAAAGAATTCTGCGAGTCCATGTAAATTCCGTCGCTGACATTGTCGTGGAATACGCAGCCTAATGCGTAAACCGAACCGTCGCTGGCGGCTGGTGAACCAATGCCGTGCTGACCATTGTTGCCAAAGATGGAGTCGAGAAATCGCGGCAGTCGAGAAACTTCACCAACGCTCCATGCTGGCGAAACTCCATCGGCGAGGCAGTTGATGAATGAACATCGCAAGAACCGCAGCCCGTCTCTTGCTGCACCGCCAGCCGATGTCAGACCATCTGTCGCGTTGCTATTGCCGTCAAAGATCACGCCGACCATTCGCAAGTAGTCAACTGACAGGAATGCCAGTGATGCGATGCTGGCCGACGCTTGCAGCGTGTAGCCGTCCTGCTGAGTTGTTCCGTCCGCACTGTACGAGATAAAGCGAATGTCCGACCCTTTCGTACCGGATGTTGTGTCAAAATCAATCTGTGTCGCCACGGATTCAACCGCCGTTTGGCACAATCTCACTTCGTCGTCGGCGGCGGTATTGTTCGCTGCAAACTGAGTCGTTGCCCATGCCGCGCCGAATGACGTACCAGCGTTGCCGTTGCTTCCCGAGTTCGGATCAACGTAGTAAGTGGTCATCGCTTGTCCTCATCCTTCAAAACATGATCATCCGCATCCGCCGTGAACCCTGAGTAATCAGGCATCGACGCTGCGGGATAGTTAACTGCCCAGCCAATGTCGTACTCATCAAAGATCGCTTGACATTGTGCCGCCGTCGGTGTGGTTGCCCATCGGTGACCTACCTTGCCGCTATCAATCGCTCCGGTTGCAGCATTACCAGCCTGCTGATTCGTGGTGAAATTGAACACCGTCGAAACATCAGCGGGATGGCTGCCAACTGACGCCAGGTCTGTTGCTCCGTGGGCTCCCTGTCCCTTCCACGAGTTGGCAACGCTGAGGTTGTAGTAACATTCGTCTCCGCCGTTATCCGGTGTCGCTGGGTCGAGTCCATCGACTGGGTACGTCGTTCCGTTGCGTGCGAACAACGCGTAGTAAAGATTACCTCGGATAATCACACGGTTTCGAACCAAGTCGTTGATGTCCAAGACACCCGGCCTTGGAATGCTGTCTGATTCGCCTTTATTGAGCGAAATATTGTCGTCGGCGATGAATGTATTGTGTTCAAACAGCACGTCTCCGGCAGTCGTTGTGAACAAATCCGGCGACCCGTTCCACGCAATCCCGACTTGACCGTCGGCGGCAACGTCCATCGTCGCATTCCAGACGCAAAGATTGTTTCGAAACGTTAGCCCCTGCACTGTCGGGTCCGGCGTGCCGCTGGGCTGGAATGAATAGGGTCGCTGGTTGTTGTAGAACAAGTTGTGCTCGACCAGAGCGTTCTGCCAAGCGTTTGCATACAACGCTAATCCTTGGCCATGTGTGGAACGTGGTAAGTAGAACGCATTGTCTCGGATCGTTGTGAGTAAGTTCGTGAGCCCATTTCGGTCTCCTTGGCAAATGATTGCGGAGGCACCTTCGGCATTGCTCAGCACACATCGTTCAACCGTCGCACCATCCGATACAGCCATGCAGCGGGATACGGCCCAGCTAATCCAAGTGTCTTCGATAGTTATTGGTTCACTGGTCGTGATTCCGTTGTCTACCCGAAGCAACCTACAGTTGCTAACAGTTACCCCAGATGCACCTGTTGCACCACGCAATATTCCGGCAGACGAACCGCTGGAAACCTGACCAAATGCTCGAATATTGTCGATAGTCGTGTTCTGCCCCATCGACAAAGCGTAGTTGCCCTTGATGACTAATCGTGCATAGTCACCTGGATTACCTGTGGTTTCCGGTTTGTAGAGCATCCGGTTGTTGACGTAATCAAAGCTATACTCGCCAGCGACCATTGACGCAGCATCGCCAAAAAAAGCGAGCTGGATGTACCCGTCAAATGATAGATGCTCTGTGCCTGCAAAGGTTACCGTAACATGACCACCACCTGCATCCGTGACAGACGCCAAAGCCGTTGACGAAATCGTATTGCCACCTGCTCTGTAAATGATCGCCAACTGCGAACCATCGCGGCCATCAGTAAACGCCTTAATTTCTGTTGCTAGTGTCAGGTCCGTTGTCGTGAAACCCGTGATGTCCCCGCCGGTGTTATCGCCGGTTGTCGTGTGTACATCAGCTCGCAAGTCTGACTCAGATTCGTTTCGAGGTTGAATCCAGGCCGAACTATACGTCATTCGATACTTTTCGTAGGGGCTTGGTGACGTTGGGTACTGGCTGACAAGTGGTTGGCTGTCGGGGGCCAGTCGAGTGTCGATCATATAGACCAGAGTCGTACCAAAAACCGACACGTAATCGTTAGGATCTACGTCAGTCGTTGCCCAAACTCCACTGCCGATAGAGGTCCAAGAAACTGTCTTGGTCATCGTCACGCCGCCATTCGTTATGGTGCGTGATCCTGTGTTTGGTCCGATTACCGATTCGATTGTCAAGTCATCCGGTTCATATAAGTAGCCGCCAAGATCCAGCGTTTGACCATCCGTAGTTGCCGATATGTCTGCCTGTAACTGCGTAAAATTCTTGACTCCAGTGAACTGAAAATACGGATCAATCAGCGATGGGCCTTGGTCCGCAGTTGTAGATCTTCCTCCTCGTCGTCGTCTTGTTGCGGCTATTTGTAGGTACATTCAGTTATCTGTTATTTATCGAGTTGTTGGATTTGAGTTTCTAGATTTTTAACTCTTTTGTCCATCTTCTCGCCATCATCGCTGGTGAAACGAGTAGATGCGAACTCTTCTCTTGCCTGTTTAAGATCGATTAGCAGACGATGAGTTTGTTCCAAAACTTCATTTGTTTTTAGTAAAACATCGGCAGGTGCTGTCTTTGACAATTCATTTTTAATCGCCGCTATGTCAGCTTGTCTAACTACTTCCCTTTTGTAAGCTATAATCTGTGCTATTGTGAAAGTAATCCCAACAGAAACCATTACTGCAACTAAAGCAATAAGTAAATAATCTAACCCTTTTGATTTATCAGACATCTTGGCCCTTAGCCTCTAGTAGAGATACTCTTGTTTCCAGTCTTGCATGAGAGACCAGGAGTTGTTCTCTATCCTTTTCACACTTCTCTGATTTAAGTCCAAGTTCTTTATTGTATTCCTTTACTTCAAGAAGTTCTTTTGTGTGAGCTTCTTGAACTTCCTCCAATCTCCTCTGGTTTTCTATTGCTCTTTTCGCTACTTCCGATGATATGTATTTTGCAAGGAACACGATTGCACCCACTAGAGTAGTACCGATTACACCACATGCCCCAAGCACCCATCCAAGTAACCCAGATTCTGGGTCAGTCTGTCCTATCATACTATGATTCTCTTAGTAGTTATTCTAGAGAAGAAAGAAGTGTCTCATAAGGAGTGTATCCTACAAATGTCTTTGTAGAACTTCCTTTCTTTAGGATAAAAGAAGGAATTTGCATCCTTGTTGTAGCATCTTGAATTGTTACCTCCCAATCAGTTATCTTTGGTAGTTCTCTTTGTTTCCAAAGGTCACAGTAGTGACAGTCTGGTCCAACAATAACGGTTAGCTTTACGGCAGGCTCTGTCTTTCTGGGGAGGAAAGACTGCATAGATGCACTCTCTAGACTAGTTGCTAATACTTGGAGGCATTCCATGTAATCTGGGACATTAGTTGGTGCAATTGCTACAATCTCTTGATTAACTGCTAATCTCCAGGACAACCAATCGGAGTTCCTTTGAGCATCTTCTCGTGTTAAGAGGACTTCTTCAATCCCATCCCTTACTAAGTTGGCTGTTGCTTCAATTGAAGGAGCTGGTTGAATTTCTCGAAGAACTGCCGCTAAGCGTTTTGCTGTTACAGAGTCGTTTGCTTTAACTACATAGGTATCACTCTTTTTTTTTAACTCTACTAAAGAAGGAGAGTCAATCGGGGGAGGATCTACGGGAGGTGGAGTACCTTCCTTTGGTTTTACTAGAATAGACTTTGTTGCTACACTATGTCCATCACCATCATAGGCTACGTAATGAAAGTAGTAGGTTACTTGAGCTTTACCCGGAGGAAGCTCAAAGGCAGTATTAAGGACTCCACCACATTCTGAGGATTGCCAATCCTCTGGTAGGCTAGGGTCGGGTATCCAGAATCCCTTTCCCCCATCTGCGATGGTACTTTCCTGGGAGGAGAGAACTGTGAACTGTCCTGGCCTCACTTGATCTGGACCAGTGATTACTGCTTCTGCTGCAAGTAAAGGAGAGGTAAGAAGGAGAGTGAGGAGGGACCACGTTAGTGCTTTCTTTATGCCCATTGAATGTTCTCGTTGTTTAGTGCGTGTACGATTTCGGTGTAGAGTGGGACACCATGTCCAAATCTTACATCATGACCTGGAGTTCCTCGATCTTCTGTAAACTTTGCAATGAAGGCATTAAAGGATTCTTTAGCTGTCCATTCAGCTTGTCCTTCCCTTCTCATAAGTTCTACAATGAGAGCAAGAAGCCCACTCCCAAAAGGAGTAGCCATGCTTGTGCCAGACATTGTTGCATAGCCACCTCTGTAGGATGCAGAGATAATTGCTTGACCTGGGGTAGCCCAGTCAAGTTCTCGTCCACCACTTGAAAAGTTTGCAATTGAACCATCACTTCTTGTAGCTCCGTTACAGATACATGACTTGTACTTCGAAGGCCAACCAATAGTATTTCTACCATTGTAGCCTGAGTTACCAGCAGCAGCGTTTACGATACATCCTTTAGTCCAAGCGTAATCAATGGCAGAATTCGTTGGACCATAGCTACTCCCTCCCCCGAGACTCATGCTGATTACATCAGCACCTTCGTCTACAGCCCAACGAATTCCTGCCGCGATACCAGAGGAAGAACCAGAGCCACCGTTGGATAGCACCTTTCCAACGATTAGTTCTGCCCCTGGGGCTACACCAATACCGTTCCGACCAAGGGCGGTACCAGCACAGTGAGTTCCGTGACCATTTCCGTCACGCCAAGACTGACCTGATATGAATGACTTTGCACTTACTGGATCAGGAAGATCCTCATGGGAGTTCATTCCTGTATCAAGAATTGCAATCTTTATTGTTCGACCAGATACTTTGGCCCAAATACTCGACCAGATGTCCTTTGGTAGATGCCAAAGATTTGAAGGAGCCGCAGCATACACATCTGGCTCTAGGACTAAATCTGGTGGTACAGTATAAACGGGGGGAGTTCGTTTTGCCACAAAGATTACCGTAGGTTTGCGAGGGCTTGGGGTCCACCAGAGATGAATGCTGTTAGCTCATCGTCTGATGCGTCATTGATCTCTTCCATTACTTCTTGTCTTGCTTGACGAAGATTCTTGCCAGAGAAACCTAGTTTACGAAGAGAACGAGTTACACCCATAAAGGTAGCAACAGGTCGATCTCGTAAAGAAGCAGCAGAGGTATCATCTCCGCAGTCTTCAATCAACTTGAATAGTAAGTCAAACAATTGGTCCCAGGGGATGGTCATTAAGTTATCCTTTTTGTATATGCAGAAACACCCGGTCTTCTAAGGTATTCTATACCAAAGAAAATCGGGTGTCAAGGGGTAAATCAAATTATCTTTTTTAGATAAGGGAGACCTATTTACAGCCTATACATCTATGACAATTAGGGCATTCTACGTGAGGAATACTTCCTTTTGTGGTTAAACCAACATGGTAAGGGGTTCCTTTGTTTTCATCAAAATAATAGGTACAATGTGGGCAATGAAGCTCTGCTATAGGAGGGTAGTAAATTCCATGTTCTGGACATTCAGCAGGACATAGTTGAAGTAACTCGTATGCTTCATTCCTTACCTCACAAGGAGCATCCTCATATAAGAATTCTCTTTGATTAGGAAATCCTGCTTTAGTTTGTACTTCATCTAAGTAATCACATTTAGGGCATTTTATATTTACTGTATCAAAGATGCTCATTTTGTATCCATCCTTCCGTAAGTAGAGCAGATCCTTCCCCAGTATACCCCAAATATAAAGGAAGTTGCTGCTGTATTCCACAACATTGACTCTTCTTTAGTGTAGGCAGAGTACCATAAGATTCCCTCAATAGATAATAAGAATAAGTAAATAAGGTGACTTACTAGGCTCATAGGAGGCTCTTTCCTTTTTGTTGTGTTAGGAAGTCTTTCATATCTTGCTGTCGCTCCTTCTTTTTCTGGGTGGAAGATACAGAAGTAGTTAGTTGGATGCCTTCACTTACAAGGAGGGCTAAACAGTTGACTGAATTATCGAAGAACTCATTGTCTGCTTGGTGCATCTTCTCTGTCCAAATGATACGAGTTCTTCTTTTCTTCTTACCCTCTTTACGGCTAGGTGCCTCAGAGTTACAATGAAGGGCATAGGGCATATGTCTATCATTATGAAGGGGAGTTCCATCTGATTCTTTACCAAATAGAGTTACACTACCCTTTACACCTTCTTCTAGGTTGAATCCTTTGTGGAGTTCTGTCTTAAAGAAGTTAGAGTCGAAGTTAAGTACATCTAGTGTTCTTCTCTTATTAGGTTGAATGAAACAGTTCTCATAGGTGGCAATAGCATCTGCCCTGTTCTTTTCATGGAGGAGGTCATCATCTGGATCTACACCCACACCCCAACAAGCTCTAAGGATAGGTCTGTGTTCAGATTCCCTTACTGCCCTAGTTGTATAAACATCCTCATACCTAATGTCTACACCAATCCTAGTAAAGTCGATAGGTACTCCATCCTCTCTAACGTAGGATCTCTCTACCAGAGAGGCTATAAGATCCTTAATCCCTTTATAGAGAACTTCCCTGAAGTCACTGATCTCAGGGTAGAGACGAGATAGTCCTAGTGTTAATCTTCTTTTAGAGAACAGTCCCGGTTGTTGAGGCCAAGTACCATAGTCTACCACGTGGGGACGCATAACAGGAGGAGAACTCATTACTACATAAGTAAGGATCTCTTTGTTAACATCAATGTGAGCTACTAGCTTAGAGGCATCTTGTGGTACTTGGGTTCTTTTGTAAGGAAGAGTCTTAGTAGCAATTCTACTAACTGGTGCATGAATCTGTTCTCCTTCATCGTAGGTACCAAACTCAATGTTACACTGACATTCAAACTCAAAGTCCTCTAGCCCATCATCTAGGATAATGTTATAGGCATGTTGGACTGCACTAATCTCTGTTTGAGGATCTTCGTCCCAACCAAAGGCATGGTCCCAGGTTACTTTAGCTCCTTCATGGGCAAAGTCCCAATTATCCTCTAGTAATTGCTTTGCTTCTAGTGCTGCTCTAGTTCTATCTCCCCGAATCCTTCTATCATAATTAAGGTAAACCTTTGCATAGTCCTCTAACCACCACTCTTCATTGTCAGGACGCTCCTCTAGCATCTTGTAATCAATGATGTCCCAACTCTGTTCTTCCTTAGCAAAGTGCCAAGCTACATCCCCAGGAGCAACTGGAGTAATAGCCATAATAGCTGCTGCCCTTCTATGGTGTGATCCTCCTCGCATAGCATCTCGTTTAATAGCTGAGATAATAGTAGCTACTGAAGATGGAGACTTAGCATCTGCATGGGTTTGTGGATCATCAAAGAGGAAGAGGGTAGGTCTATAAATCTTTCCTACATTAGGTCCAGCACTAATCTTCTTGTGCAATCCCTTGAGGTTAGTCATAGGACGGGCTTCAATAATACAACCCGCACTAGGTTCGTTAGGGACACAAGCAAACTGAATCTCTTGCTTACCCCAAGTAATGTAGGTCTTCTCTCCTCCATATGTTTGGTGAGGACATCTGTGTGGGTTATCCCCTAGGTGCCTAAAACAAGCAATAGGTCCAGGAAATAGCTCTAGTAGTTGGTCATTGTTGTATAACTCCGTTTTAATAGATTCAATGATCTCATGGGACTTCTCCAGACTAGAGCATACAATTACGATATACTCTTGAATACCGGAAAGAGCAGCAAAGGTAGCCTCATTGGTAATACGAGTAGTCTTAGCATACCCACGAGGTTCTAGCTTGATTAGGCGTCCAGAGCCTGTGTTGAAGATGTCTTGACCAAATTGAATGGATTCAATCTGTTTCTCTCCAAAGGGTTTCATACCAGTGGAGTCAGGAAAGATGTCTTTGTGAAGAGCTACAAAGTCCTTCTTGTAGTATTCCCTCTTCTCTAGTATTTCAGGAGAAACCTCTGGGGCTATCCCTACTTCATTTACTTTATCTTTAGCAGCTTTTGCTTTTAGCTTACGAGAGTGGTTAGCAATGTGTCTAAGGTAGCCATCACTGCCATAGTTTCCTTCTCGTATCTTATCATTCTTGACATTACCTCCTATTACATCATCATCTCCGCCATCGTCGAGGAACTCGTCATAAAAGTCTAGGGACATATAATCTTACCCAATAATCGTTCTTTCCAGGTTAATCGTCTTCCTCGTAAGTTCTCTGGGGAAACTCCATACCCAGACATTGGTGATGCATACTCTATCCATTCTGCTTTACTTTTGTAAGATAGAGCTTGTGTCTTGTATAGGAAGGGTGCATTTGGATGTGTACCTTCTACTGTCCAGATTCCTTCCTCAATAGCAGCAGTGAGATTTACCTCTTTCTTATCCTTATGGATAGAAGCTACATCGGTATATGCTTTATAGCAATACTGATTGATATAGACGATGATTGCAGCAGTGTGGACATAAAGGATATCCCCTCCATAATCAAATTGCTTAAAGTTATGTACATCCACTAGACATCCTTTATGTTGTCCATCTAGTATCTTTACTCTTATCATTCGATTATCTCCGAGAATTCCTTCCTAATACATTCTTCTAGCCAAAGACCATAGGTCTTTAACCCATTGTCTTGCATTACCTTTACTGCTCTGACAAACTTGAGTTCTACAAGATCCCTTAGTTCATCCTTAATTGTTCCTCTAGATAATCCAGTCTTCTCTTCTAGTTGAGGTGCAGTAACACCAGGTGATTCTAGAATTACATCACAGATAAGGAACCTATGACTTCTAGGATTAATGGTATCTCGAATAACCTTCTTGACTATTTGCTCTACTTTCTGGGAGGGAGAGTCTACACCATACACCATGCAGAGGGAGATAGTAGTATTGATTAGTTGACCAATGAGTCTAGAGGGTACTTCTGACATTGCTGGTGAAAGGAGTTTACCTCTTAAGTCTCTATCTACCTGAGTTCTCATGTTAGCAGCAAGAGAGCATAGACGGATAATCATATCAACGTAATCATCAGAGAGAAGTATGTGATCTGCACTCTTATCCTTTAAGTGCCCAATGAAGCCCTTTACACTAGACATTACTTCTTTAGTTGTGGGAGTAGGTCTATTTAGTGCTAGTTTAAGAGCATTCTCTGCTACCCTCTTCTTAATGAGTTGTTCTTCCTTGTCAGTGACATCCATTTCAATTGATAGTAGACGTTCACCCAAGAAACTCTGGTCAGCTCTACGGAGAGTTTGAGTACCCATTAGGATAAATGTAGATCGTACATTCTGATACTCAAAGGCAAGTCCGTGTCGGTAACGAACTGAACTATCCTTATCATAGAAGTCACGAAGTTCACTCATGATTTGTTCAATGTTACCTTGACGTAGCAGAGCATCAGCATCCTTTACAATCAAAGTTCTGTTCTGAATCTCAGGGATGAGAGAGTTATCTGATTCTTCCTTATCCTTGTGCCCAGAGAACAGCCCTGTAAACGTACTAAGTAACTTTGTAAACTCAGAGGCAGATACTGCTTTACTAATTGTTGACTTACCACACCCTGGTCTACCAATGATCTTAAACCATACTTGTTCACCTTCTAAGTTAGTTGAGTAGATAGAGGCAAGTACAATAGCTAATACAGTTTCCATGTCAGGAGGAACATAGTACACTGATCTCATAACAGTGAGTACCTTTTCATAGGTATCACAAGAGTCATCTGCTACTACAGACTCAGAAGATACCTTTGTTAGGTCTTCCTGCACTACTTCCTGGAGGAGAGATGATACATGTGAGTACGATCTAGCCTTAAGGTCTTGGTAGAGGTCATAGAGATCATAGCCATCCTCTGTATTCTCTGGCCATTCAATCCTCTTAACAGCCTTAGGTTTATATGGGGAGGATTGCAGGGCTTTAAGTACCTTCTGCATTCCCTCCTTACCGGGTTTATCATTGTCAAAGAGAAGGACTACATTCTTATCTTGGAATGCCATAGCCCATCTAGCTTGAAAGGAAGAGGCACCAGGACAACCTACTGCTACAATCTCCCTACTACCAATGATTGCTTCTGCTGCTAATTTATCCTTCTGTCCCTCTGTTACCCATACCTCTTCTGCTTCGGGGGTAGGCCAGTCAAAGAGAGTTGTTCCTAGACTAGGTGTACCAAATACTCTAACTGCATCCCTCCACTCTCCGTGCTTCTCTTCTCGTACAACTGTAATCTTGTAGAGATTGTTTAACTTTCCTTCTCTGAAAGTAGGTAGTACCCAGCATTCATTGAGAGGGTTATAGCGAATAGATTCAAAGCACTTATGAGGGAGTTTCCATATATCTTTTAATCCTCCAATGTTTCTGTTACAAACATCATTATAGATATGTTGATTAAAGATATGTACGTTGCCCTTCTTGCCACACTTCTTACAGTCCCAAGTTGTAGTTGCAGGAAAGAAGTAGAGGTGTTGACTACCCTCACAGTCTGAGAAAGGACAATCATAGATATGATACTCTTCTGGTTCCTTACCTTCATGGTACTTCTTCTTATAGGTAGGTATGAAGTTAGTATGAAACTCAATTGGAGTCATCCGATTCTCCCTTCATTCGTTGTTGTAACTTTTCCAAGGTAATAGCATCTTCTGGTGGGAGGAGAGGGGAGATAATAGGGACACTAATGTCTAGTACGTGGAGGAGAACACGTATCTCATCAGGAGTTAATCGCAATGGATACCTCTCGTAATTTATCTGCTAACCTATCTCTTTCTTTTACTAGTATGAGGTTCTTTTCCTCTAGTGAAGCGATCTTCTGTAATAACTTATCTATCGCTTCCGGCGTTGGGTCTGTCGGAAGCACTTCTTGGAAAATCACTTCACCTTCTATAACTCTCCTTTCAGTAGACCTTAAGAGTACTTCTTGATTTGGGTCATCAATTCGTTCTAATGCTTCTTCATAGAAAGCGAGCTTACGCCGCTTCGGTTTTGGTGACACGTGGGGTTCTGGGATTGGCTTAATGTGGCGATGGTGACTAGCAGCACACGTAGTTGAGCAAAACTCTAAACCATACTTAATACAGTCCCAGTCGGTCAATGAAGACATATCACATCCGCAATTAGCACACCTTTCGCCGGGATCTGTCTTGGCGTCCATTTGCCTCTGCGATTCAAGCTCCGCAATTCGCCTTTGTAACTCTTCAATCTCTCCATCCCTATGCTGAATCGCTGTCTTTAATCTGCCATTGATTCGCGTCAATTCACCTATTTCCGTCATGTCTGGAACTGGCTTCGGTGGCACATAGGGTTTTGGGGTTGGCTCTTCAATTAATTCTATTCGTTTCCAGGGAGCACCCCAAGTATGACACCAAACGGCTTTGATTACTTCCCCATCATGCTTAGTTATCCAGACACAATCATTAACTGCATCCTCCTCTTTAGGTTGTGTACCATCTGTAACCCACCCTTGATTCTTCTCTTGATTAACATTCATTGTACATTCTCCTAAATATTCCCATGTTGGATTTTCTACATCTAAACTGCTATTATAGTAACATGCCACACCCATTAGTTCTTTACCAGATAAGCAATAATTAGAGCAGATGCTATTAGATCTACAATTACAGTCGTATCTTTGTGTGAAGACTCTGCTTTATACCAAACCATCAAAGAATTCATACTGTAAAGAAAATATAGTAAGAATCCTAGAAGTAATTCTGTAGTCATTGTTTTAGTTTCTCCTTTCAGTACAAACAGATCATTCGTTGTGGTCCTTCTGGTTCCCTAACAATACTACTTATGTAAGGAACCCTGCCTGTCATCTTCTCTAGTTTATCTTCATCAATAGGATCGTGGATGTGCCCTTTACTTGCTCCCTTAGACCACTTGTAGGGAACTGAGATAAGTACAGTGGTTCCTACTGAGAATAGACGTTTTACAAAGGGAGCATAGTCTCTAATATGTTCTAGTGTTTGACAACAAGTAACTAAGTCAGCCTTTTCTACTGGGAGAGGGACAGTTACCCACTTACCTTTGATAGTCTCTACTCCTTCTCTTTCTGGGAGGGAAGAGGGATCTACTACTATCCTTCTAGAGTAAGTACCATAGGTAATTACATCTGTACCACCATTTCCTACATCAATGAATGTATTACCTGAGGGAGCAAAGGATAGGATCATTTCTTCTATAATTTTGTAGTAGAGCATACCTTCTCTACGTTTAACATAGGGAGTCACTTGGGTCTTCCTCGGGGTGGTAGATGATTTTCTCTAGTTCTGCTTCACAGGTTGGGAGAAGACGTTCTCCTCCTGCTTCAATGCTACGCTTTAGACTTTCCTGGAGGGAAGGAGTACACTTATCCCTGTCTACTTCGATGTACAAGGAGTCATGGACTTGATTGACCATTGCTGCCCCTGCTTCCCTATAATCAGGGTTCCTGTCAACTTCTTGCATTGCGAGTCCGATGATGTATCCGGCACTTCCTTGGCAAAAGTAATTACACGCTGTAGTATAGATTTGATCTGGGTTGACGTCAAGTCTGTATCCTCCCTTACAGGTGATGAAGGGGTATCCATATTTCTTGTCATTGTCAAATACTTCTTTAATCTTAGAGGCTGTGAACTTTGGTACTTCGGGAAACCTACCTACAATCTTAGTATAGGCATTAGTTAAGTGTTTTGCTTTGGCGGAGGGCGGAGCATACTCTTTTGGCCAAGCCTCGTGTAAGAGCACTTCATCTGAAACAGCCTTGTACGTAGTAATTGCCTTCTTTTCAGAGCCTCCATAGATAATGCAGAAGTTTCCATTCTTGATCCATTGGTAGTAGGTTCCGTTAAAGAGGACTTTGAACGGGATTGATCTTTCTTCACATTGTTTGAAGGTGCGGGGATAGAGGGTTCTTGCGATTTCTGCATGGAAAGACTTCTTTTGGTCGAAGATGGATGTTAGTTCTTTATTACCTACTTCATATCCCCAGATACGAAGCTCAATGTTTACCAAGTCATAAACTAACCATACTTTTCCTTTAGGAGGTCCAAATATGTTTGTAAGTGCTTTGTCAATGTTCTGAGTGTTAGGGTTTCTACTGGCTTGTCTTGTCTCTCTGGTCCCCGTAATGAGCATGTCACTGTGGATGTAATCACTATCATCGACCCATTTGAGATATGACGAAAGGTATCCTCTCTTTGTACCCTCCCTTCTAAAATCTGCAAAGTGTTGCAGTGGTGTATGTTCAGGGTAGGTTTTGATGTATCCATCTATCACATCCTTATTCATTAGGGGTTTACCAGTTTTCTCTGATCTGTGAGTTACTGGTAGTTCAAGTACGTTGAAGAGAAAGAAAGAGATATGCTTCTCATTAGTAAAGTCTAAGTCATTACCTAATTGGCACTCCTCATGTATCTTTCTGGAGAGGATAGTCCTCATAACACCTTGTAGTGCGATCTGTTCCTCTACTGCATCAGTGTAGAGGTGCATCCCGTGTGATTGCATTTCATAGGTAATCTTGAGGAGGGCTTTCCTCTCTTCATAAACATCCCTTAGAGAATACTTAGCCATGACATTCTTGTAGAGTTGCCACATTAACCAGGTCATCTCTACATCATCAATACCATATCTAGTACATTCATCAATGCACAACCAGTAATCCATTGAAGACCAACTAGTACCTGGTCCTCCTTCTCCTGGCATTGTATGGTGTCCTTCTTTAGCTAGATCATAGTCCTTATGTTCTTGTCTAGCTTTAAGGACTGCTGCCTTTAGCTTCTTCTGTTCTTCATTGGCATACCCCAAGTATCGGAAGGCTAGTTGTTTAAGTGCGTGACGCTCTCCACTGCAACATACGTGGGAAGCAATCATAGTATCTTCAATTCTATCCCATGAAGATGTTAAGTCTATTCCTATGGAGTGGAGTGCCCTTACATCAAACTTGGAGTTGTGCATGAGAAGGGTGGAGGCAGAGGAGAGAAGAGTCCTTGCCTCTTCTAAATCCTCCTCTTGCCATGTTACTTCTGCTCTGTCATATGGGTTTACCTCCCCTGTCCAGTGATAGTTAGACTTACCATCACATGCTGTAATCATAAAAGGACGACAACCGTGGAAGAAGTCAGTTCCTGTTGTTTCAGTGTCAACTGCTAGAAGCACCTTTCTCCTCGTCTGTTCCATGGATTGTCTTTGTTCTTTCTTCCCTATCATCTAGGGCAGGATTATCGTTCTTAGTAGGTGCTACATAAGCTCTCTTACCATACTTTCTTGTATCAACACAGGTATCATCATGTTTATGAGTGAAGCCTAGTTGTTTAGCTTCTGCTAGTTCCTCTATTGTCTTTCTGGCGAAGAGAAGTTCATCTTCGTCATTGTAAAGATGCCACTCCTCTTCTTCATAACAGTAGACGAACCACCCACAGTCTCTAGTGATTAGTTCTAGCTGTTTTAGGGCTTGATTGTAAGTATCCACAGTCCTAGTACATAGGGAGAGGGAGATTGCCACCACACTGTTAGAGAAGCTCCAGCTAGACAAGCTAGAACGAATCCTGTTCCTTTACGCTGTTCCTGTGTCATTAGTAAGTTCTTCCATTTGTTGTTGTAGGGAGCTTATCATTTTATGCTTTACCATATTACTAACAGTTCGTAGGATTTCTCGCTGTTCCTCTGTGGGTGTTAATCCCTCACTAGAATTTGTCCTAAAGAAAATATTTTCTTTACCTACGATTAAGTAACAATCATCTGTCTGTAAGATACTTAATTTCTCTTTTAGTCGTTGACACTCTTGTCCTCTAGTAATTAGTTGTTCTGGGGTCATTGTGAATCCTCTAATTTCTTTATCTTATCGGCTAAGTACCACTGTGCTTTCTTTAAGTCTTCAATAGTATTTCCTTTGTGATCTGCTCTAAGAACATACTTAATTACATTACCTAGATTAAATCCCATGTGACGAGTAATTTGAATTACCTCAATTCCTGAGGGATGAGAGGTATAATGAGATGGGTGATTTACGGGATCATTCATAGTGCTACTTTCTCCTGAAACTCTTTCCACTCACGGTCTGTCATTGAAGATGGTTTTGCTTCTCTACCATGGTAGTCCGAATTAACAATAGAGCCATCTGGCAGAACACTTAGTAATTCTCTTAACACTCCCATTTCCATTCTACTAAATTTCTTTGCATGTAATACGTAGTCCTCGAATGCTTCACAAGCTACTGGGCAAATAGACTTAACAATCTCAAACATACAGTTGGCAAATTGACGGATCTCTAATTGAGCATGAGAATCCATTCGTAGACGTAGGAAGTTAAAGATGTTGTGTAAGTCACATTTCCAGTAGGCACGAGTGTAGGTTGAAAGGGGTAGGTCTTTGCGGGCTTGTTCTTTGGCGACTCCTAGGTCTAAGCGAGTTTGGTACAAATGCTTAGCTGTATTATGATAGGCCTTTTCCGTTGCACTAAGATTGGCACCTCCTTTTCCTTCTTCCAGGTATCCACTACTTCCTTGTTTATTACTTGTGGCTTGTAACCTCCATTCCTTAGGATCAGTTACTTGGAAGAAGTCTAATGCTTCTGTGTAACGAGTAGAGTACTCATTAACAGATGCAGTTCTGTGTCGAATCCACTGCCTCCAACAATCCATTGGTACTTGTACCATGAATTTGATTTCAACCATCTCAAAGGGTGTGGTGTGTCCGTGATTGAGAAGGTAACGGATTAAGTTGCGGTCTTTTACAGGTGTTTCCAAATTTCTCTCTTTCCATAATTTATCGTATTTTCTTATGTTATCTGTAGAACTACTACCTTCATAATAAGTTTTTCCATCTATAGGTAATAACCAATTTGTTGCTAAATACCCATCTTCCCAGTTTCGGAATGTATTTTCTGGTACAGGTTCATTAGGAAAAGCTTGCTTAAAGATTTCTATATCGTCTGCTTGTTTATCCTTTCCATAGCTTACTCTTGCTGCTTGTACAATGCTTGAGTCGTCTCCCATACTGTCTACAAGACAGATAAAGGCATTCTGATCGGTTAGTGGGTGGAATTTCTTCCAAGTGAGTGGGGAGGTCATTGTTCTTCGTAGTACCTGTATTGGTGTGCTTTGTTTCTGTGAGAGACAATCCAGTAGTAAGAATACTCATCTACTTTAATGGTGTCTCTCATCTCTTTTGAATACGTGTGCTTACCAGCTAATGGACCATCAATGAATTGGATTAGGTAGAAATTTCTCCGGAGTAACATCCTCGATGCTTCTGAATTGAAAGTCTCCATCAACTGTAACACCTTTCCATCCACCACCAGGTCGTGTTTGTGGTTGTCGTTTAATCTGTCCTGAGGAAATCCAATACTTGAATGCCTGACGACAGGCTTTCTGGAGGGAAGGAGCTACTACTGTGTGGTATAGGCCGGCGTAGGAAACAGTGTAGGTGGAGGAGTGTTTGGTTTTCATAGTGTTCTATTTACCTCATCTATGGAAAGGGAAACAATACCTGTTTTAGTCCAGACTCTATAGTGAAAGTCTGTTACTGCGAATATCTGTACTTCTTGTCCTACTACTCCTTTCTCACGAAAGTAAGGGGTGTCTGGGACAATGAATTTATCACCTGTGGTCAGCATTACAGCATTACCAATTGTGGGTCAGCGGGGTTTGCAAATACAACACACCAATAGTTATCTTTCATTCCCATTCCTATGAAAGAGTAAGGGGTTCTAATGTTTTTCTTGTGTCCAGGGGATTTCATCCAGGCTTCCATTACCTGAACTGGTAGAGAGTAGCCTGATGCAATGTTCTCAGCAGAAGCCATAGACTCAAATCCTGCCCCTGCTATTCTTTGACTATGAGTTGAGTTTCCTGCTCCTCTGTGAGATAGACGTCTTTTCTGTGCCATCCACTCTGCATGTGATTGTGCTGCCTGTGCTAGAAGGGGACTGTAAGTAGGTACGTTAGGGGTGTACTTGAGGTGTTCTCTGTAGAGAAGGTCAAGGGGTGGATGTGGGGTCATTTCTATTCCTTTTGTTAGTAAAAGATGCACTTGGGACTTTCACCCTTGTTAATGTAGTTTAGGAGTGGGTTGGGAGATAACGACTGTCATGAGAAAGAGCCGCCGTACTACAAGACATCTAAAGAGGAATTACTTATCTCCTACAATGTGCCAGATCATTACAAAGACAGCACAAGTAAGGAAGAAGAGGTAAGTTAATAGACCTGGTCCTAGTTCAAAGGTAAGTATCATTATAGATCCTATAGATAGTGAATAGTAATTGTCGTATTGGGATTTGAACCCTTCCACCCCTCCTACGGATACGACAACTCACCTATTGTTGTTATCCCAGTATTTGGTGATTATTACTGGATTGACCAAGGCAGGGATTTGCACCCTGCATAAAAGCGACTCTTCCAAAGGTGGTGGCTAGTTTTGTTGTTGATACAATCGGCATATCACGCTCCGACGGGAAATAGATAATCCCCAAACAATCTAACTAATACCCCAGTTCGTATGGGTTGGTCATCAATCTCCCCTTAATAGTCGAGTTCAGTTAGCTCTGCACGTTAGGGGTAGCGGCTACCTATTTCGCCACTTGGTCACTCTTCTTTCCAAGGCTTCTCGACCGAAGTACGAGGCTCACGAGGAAAGAAAGAAAGGTAGTTACTTCACCTTGTATTCTTGGTTGTGGAAAATGAGTCCAGTAATAGTACGTAGGTCAACTAACCTATGTCCACTCATTCCTCCATTTCCATCAATCTCAGTGAAGCGTAGTCTTCCATGTTCATCAAATTCTCTATGATGAACTCCTTGCATTACTCGTTCCTCTCCTTGCATTGCAGACTTTACAAGAGAGTTCCATTGTCGATCTGTCTTTCCTGCTTTTCCTTCTGCAAGAAGAGTAGCTGTGTGCTTAGGGTCTGGTTTCTTTGTAAAGGTAATACTCATAGCTACTCTAGGGTATTGCTTTACTAGTTCAATCATAGTTGTACGATTGATTACTTCTGGCTCTCCTTCTGTATGGGAGGCAAAGGCAAACTCATTCTCTACAATAGATTTAGAAATATCCCACTCTAAACCATCTGTATTCTTTAAGGTAAATCCATCGAATCTAACTTGAGTGACTTTACCACAAGAGAACCTAGAGAATACATCTCCAACTTGTACTTTACTGGTATCAGCTTTATGTTTAAGTGTAGTTTCCATATTATCATTCAATTGGGGGAGAGAAAAAAGAAGAGGGGCTT